ATTAAAGGAACGGGTCGTTTTGTTACTGGAAAACTTAAACGAATCAAAAAAGAAAATATAAAAATACGAACTAATAGTGCCACTATTGGAATTCGTGGAACTGATTTTACAGTAAGTGTTGATGAAACAGGCCGTAGTTTAGTTATACTTCTACCTAATCCTGACGGTACAGCCAGTGGTGAAATAACGGTAAGTACCTTTGCAGGCACGGTTATTATGAACCAACCATTCCAAGCAACTATGGTTACTGTAGCTGAGTCTGCCCCAACCAAGCCTGTCGTGTTAGAAAACCTAACGCTTGATTTTATAGATAATTTACTCATTGTTAATCCGCCTGATGAAATAGAAAAAGCGGTAGAAGATCAAAATGCAACGGCCTCTAACATACTAGACGTTGATTTATTAGAAGAAACAGAGCTTGAGAAAGATTATTTAGATGAAGAGTTTGATGACATAGATCGTTTAGACATTGACTTATTAAATGTAGATTTTTTGACTGATCTTTTAGATATTATAGACAATAATGTAGGCTCAAAAGCTCAAGTTAGTATATTAAATGGTGTAGAAATTGAAGGTGTTAAGGCTGGTTTTGACCCGATAAACCAGTCATATACATTTGTAGAAGGCTCCGTGTTAACTTTCTTTAGAGCCGTAGAAAACACCATTGATTTAGAATTAGATAAAGAGGGTGCTTATAATGTTGATATTTTAAGTGCTGGCAAAGAAATTAAAATGACGATCAATGGGGGTGGAGAAAATTCGATCTCTATTAATCAGTCTAATTAGTTATGTTGTTTTGTTGTGGATGGTTATGCATTTGGCATACGCATCTGATAACACTATTGCTATTCAAACTAAAGGTACAAGCACTTCAATGTCGATAGATCAATCTGGCACATCAAACACTGCAACAGTCTGGTGTGGTTTGAGTGGTGGCGCATACGCTACGCATACATGCTCAAATGCCACGATGACTATTGACCAACACGGCACTAGCAACATAGCGAGAGCTTATAGCCAAATAACTAATCATAACGACAACGTATACACAATTAATCAAAACGGTACTTCTAATAATGGCTACATAGATTTAGATGATGATGATAACGTAGCTAGTATTGTTCAAACAGGTAATTCAAACACAGGCATTATCTACATGAGAGGGGACGATAACGTCTATACCATTACACAAACAGGCAACAGTTTTTATGCCAAAATGTATGCGTTTGGTGATGATAGTACATGGGCTATAACCCAATCAGGAACAGGTAATCATAATGGTTATATCAAATCATGTAGCAACTGCAACAACAATGATGCCACAATAATCCAATCAGGATCAGGCGCTAAAAATGGAGATATAGAATTTAAAAATAATCCAGCAGACAATAACACAGTTAATTTAACGCAAAGCGGTAACGGTGTTCATGTAGGCAATATACTGGTCAAACAAGGCTCATATACAGTCAATGCAACGCAAACAGGCGCTACCAATAAAAACTACACGGTGACTTTAGATTGCACTTCGTCATGCAATAAGACCGTAACGGTAAACCAGTTTGATTAAATATGCACCATTAGCTGTTGGGAATAATTTTTTATGATTAAAGACAAACCTGATAAAGTTGTATATAATCTTAAACATGAACTTTAAACTGTCATTAATTTTAAGTGGGTTACTACTGGCTTCTTTGGGGGGTTTTAAACTTTATTACGATAAATCAGAAGCTGAAAAGCAAGCTATGGCCGTGCAACTGCAACAATCTATGGACAATCAATTGTTATTAGAAAACTCTATTGCAAAACAAAACAAAGCAATAACGGAACACTTAAAAAAAGAAGCAGAAAATAAAACACGTATTTTAGAACTTTCTACAGCCAACAGTGCTGCTCAAGCAGAAGTTAATCGATTAAAAAAAACCTTTGCTAAACATGATTTAAACATGCTTTCTATGGCAAAACCTAAGTTAATAGAGCGTATTGTAAACAGAGCTACTGCAAAAGTAGGTCAAGAACTAGAAACTCTTACGGACCCTAATCAATTTGATGAAGATAATACAGCTACTGACATTGACAGCACTTCTTAGTGGCTGTTCTTTATTAGACTCTCGTTTTACTCCACCGGAAGTAAGGCCGGTAGAGATAATAACTGTAGAAAAAGCTGCGCCTGTATACCACCCGCCTTTACCTAATCAAATTACAGCTATGCCGGTAGAATGGAAAGTATTAACGCCAGACACTATGGGAGAATACCTTAGCGATTTAGAAAAAGGGGAAGCCCCCTCCCAAGCTTTTTATGGTTTAACAAACAAAGGTTACGAAAATTTATCCAACAACATAGCTGAAATTAAACGTTACATACGTCAACTTTTATCTATAAACGAATATTACAGAAATTTAAATCAAAAAGAAAAGGAGTAGTTATGAGTTTAGTAAGCTGGTTAAAATCATTCTTCAAAGTTGAAGAAGAAGTAGAGTATAAAAAAGTTCGTACTAAAGACTGTAAAGGAAGATTTGTTGCAGACGATCCAGATACCCCAGAAAACGAGGCTTGGACTAAAACTCCTGCTCCAAAAAAGAAGAAGGCCAAGAAAAAACCTGCCGTAAAAAAGAAGAAGGCAAAGAAATGAAAATTAGTTTAGAAGGTATTAAGCTAATTAAAGCTTTTGAAGGCTGTGAACTAAAAGCGTACCAAGATGCGGTTAAGGTTTGGACAATTGCTTACGGTAGAATTAAAGAAGTTAAAGAGGGCGATACTTGCAGCCAAGAACAAGCTGAAGAATGGTTTGCAGAAGAATTACCGGAGTATGAAAGCTATGTAAATGACATGGTTGAAGTATCTTTGTTGCAAAATCAATTTGATGCTTTAGTTTCATGGGTTTACAACCTTGGTCCATCTAACCTTAGATCATCAACATTATTAAAAGTATTGAACTCAGGTGAATACAAAAGTGTTCCAGAACAAATAAAACGTTGGAACAAAGCCGGGGGCAAGGTGTTGGAGGGTTTGACACGTAGACGAAAATCGGAAGCTTTATTGTTTGAAGGCAAAGAGTGGGAACAGTTATGAATATAGTTCATATAAGACCTAGTAAGATTGTATTAGATGTTGTAAGATTGAGTGCGAAGTATGGATGAAATAGACGTTGTTCAGTTTACTTATAAAGTTATTCGAGAAAGACAATCTTTAATTAGAGACCTTTTAGAAAATAACGGTATAAAAAACATGGAACATTACCGAGAACTTATGGGAGAGTTGAATGGTTTAAATTTAATACGCCACGAACTCTCTGATATGCTAGAAAACCAGGAGAAGCTAAATGGCTGAAGCTGCACAAAAGAAAGAACCTAAAAACGATTTATTAAGCTCACTTTATGTTGAAGCTAAAGAAAAAACACTAGACCCCTCCTTAATAGATAAACCTATATTAGACCGTTTACCTTCCCCTACCGGATGGCGAATGCTTATTCTTCCGTATCGACCACCAAGAGAAACTAAAGGTGGCATTTTACTAGCTGACAAACACTTAGACGATGCTCAAGTGCAAACTGTTGCCGGTTACGTTTTAAAACTTGGCCCGTTAGCTTACAAAGATACTGAAAAATTTCAAACAGGACCGTGGTGTGAAGAAAATCAATGGGTAGTTTTTGCCCGTTACGCGGGTTCCCGTTTTAAAATTGAGGGTGGTGAAGTTCGTATTCTTAATGATGACGAAATTTTAGCTACTATCAAAGACCCCGAAGATATTTTACATACTTAAAGAGGAATTGTTTTATGGCTGCCACAGAAGCACAATTAGCAGAAGTAGAAGAAAAAAGTATCCCTTTAGATATTGTTGAAGAAAGCGTTGAAATTGAATTACAAGATGACAACGCTTCTGTAGAAGTAGTTACAGAAGAAACAGTAACTGAAGATGCGTCGGAACAAGAACAAGAGCAGTATAGTAAGTCTGTTCAAAAAAGAATTAATAAATTAACTAAACGTGTAAAAGACACAGAACGTGAACGTGAAGAAGCTGTTCGTTACGCTCACACTATGAAGTCTGAAGCAGACAAAGTTAAAACTAGGTTGCAAACGTTAGATCAAAGTTATATTTCTGAATACGGAAGCCGCATTTCTGCAGAGCAATCGCAAGCCGAATCTTTGTTAAAAAATGCCGTAGAGCTTGGGGATTCCCAAGCAACCGTAGATGCTCAACGTCAGCTAACTAAACTTGCCGTAGCCGAAGATCGTTACAATCAAGCAAAAGCACAGCAAGAACAACAAAAAGCGGCTTATGAAGCACAAGCGGCTAACCAACAGCAAGCGGCAACAGCCGCTGGGCAACTTCAAAATGCCGCACCCCAACAACCCGACCCTAAAGCCGAAAAATGGGCTTCAGAAAATTCTTGGTTTGGTGAAGACTACACAATGACTTTTGCAACCTTTGGATTACATAAACAAATGGTTGAAGAAGAAAAATTTGACCCACGCTCAGATGAATACTATGATGAGTTGGACAAACGAATTAAAAGTGAGTTCGCTCATAAGTTTAAAAAAGATAAAACCGAGACCAGCAAAAGAACCGCTCAGAATGTTGCTAGTGTCTCGCGAGGAAGCAAATCTGGGCGCAGCAACAAGGTTAGACTCACCCCAAGCCAAGTAACAATTGCTAAAAAATTGGGTGTGCCACTAGAAGAATACGCTAAATACGTGAAGGAGTAGGTGAATATATGACTGAAAATACTAAAGAATCAAAAAGTTCTGCAGAGGATTTAAAGGCAATTCAACGTTCTTCTCGCGCCAAAACAACTAGAAATGCTACGACTAGGCGTAAGCCGTGGCGTCCATCGTCAAATTTAGATGCACCCCTTGCACCAGAAGGGTATAGTCATCGTTGGATTCGGGCCGAAGTTAGAGGACACGAAGATAAGTCTAATATTTCAGCACGTATGCGAGAAGGTTATGAACTTGTTCGCAAAGATGAATACCCAGATTTTGAAGCTCCTGTAGTTGATACAGGGAAACATGAGGGCGTATTTGGAGTAGGCGGATTACTTCTTGCGCGTATACCGTTAGAAACAGTAAAAGAAAGAACTGATTACTTTAAAAAAAGGCATTCAGATCAATTAGAAGCTGTAGACCACGATATGATGCGAGAGAATGCTCACTCTACAATGGCAATCAATAAACCTGATCGTCAAACTAGAGTAACTTTTGGTGGTCCACGTAAATAACGTAGACCGAATTTTATTTTAATTAGGAGATTAAAGAAATGGCAAATCAAGAAAGTGCCTATGGTCTTCGCCCAGTTGGCCTTGTTGGCGGCGGAGTTAATTCTACCGGTACTACCGAGTATGAAATTGCTTCCGACAACACTGATGCTATATTTCAATATGGAATAGTAGTCCCACTTGCCGGGGGTGTAATTACCTTTGCCGGCGCTACAAGCGGTGGAACTACACAAGCACTAGGCGTGCTCACGGGCGTTCATTACCATGATTCCGTCAAGAAAAAGCCTGTTTGGCTTAATTATTGGCCGGGTTCTGGAAGCGTAAGCGTGGATACAAATTATCCAGTAAAAGCGTTTGTTGCTGACAACCCAAACCAACTGTTCCAAGTTGCTACCGATGCTAGTATTACCAGCAGAGCCACTGCTCTGACTGCTGTATTTGCAAACGCAACACTTGGTACTTCTGCCCGTACAGGTTCAACTGATACGGGGCGTTCTAACTCAGCATTAAGTGTATCTTCAATCGCAACTACGGCAACTTTGCCATTGCGTGTTGTAGGTATAGTAAATGATGAAGCAAATAGTGATTTTACTGCAGCGGGTATTCCGTTATTAGTAAGACTAGGAGCTCATTTTAATGCGTCAACCCGTCGTTTTGATTCGCAGACTACTGCGGACACAACCGGCATTTAAAGGGGATTATTGAATGGCTATTTCGAGAGCACAATTAGCGAAAGAGCTCGAACCCGGTTTAAATGCTTTATTCGGGCTAGAGTATGACAGATATGAAAAAGAGCACGCTCAGATCTTCGACGAAGAATCTTCTGATCGAGCGTTTGAAGAAGAAACAATGCTATCAGGCTTTGGTACCGCACCGGTAAAAGCTGAAGGTAGTGCAATTTCTTTTGATGATGCGCAGGAAACATTTACTGCACGTTATACGCATGAAACTATTGCGTTAGCGTTCTCAATTACAGAAGAAGCAATCGAAGATAACTTATATGACCGTTTAGCTGCCCGTTACACACGCGCACTAGCACGTTCTATGAGTCAATCGAAGCAAATTAAAGCCGCTTCTATATTGAACAATGCTTTTTCTACAACCAATCCGGTTGGTGACGGCGCAGCACTTTGCTCCTCATCACACCCATCTATCAGCGGAAATCAAAGAAATCTATTGTCTACGGCTTCAGATTTAAACGAAACTTCGCTTGAGCAGATGTTGATTGATATTGCAGGTTTAACCGATGAACGCGGTCTTAAAATTGCAGTTCGAGGAATGAAGTTAATTATTCCTAAAGAACTACAATTTGTTGCAGAACGTGTAATTGCTTCAAACTTGCGACCGGGTTCAGCAGATAACGATGTAAACGCAGTAAATTCTATGGGTATGATCCCAGAAGGAGCGGTAGTTAACCACTTCTTGACAGATACTGATGCGTTTTTCATTAAAACTGATGCACCAAATGGTTTTAAATTATTCCAAAGAACCCCTATTCGCACAGCGATGGAAGGCGACTTTGATACTGGAAATTCTCGCTTTAAAGCAAGAGAACGTTACAGTTTCGGAGTATCTGACTGGCGTGCTGTATTTGGGACTCCTGGAGCTTAATTTAAGCTTATGTTACAAAAGAGGGGCAGCTTTTAGCTGCCCTTTCTTTTTTGTAGGATCTGCTATAAACTAAGAAAGAAGATTTTATCTAGGCACAATGGAACTTACCGACTGACCTAGCAGACTCGCCAAGACGGTAAGGGAATTAAGGGGACTTAATTATGGCAAATACAACGTTTAATGGACCAGTCCGGTCCGAGAATGGTTTTAAAACTATTGATGTAACCGCAGCAACAGGAGCCATCGCTGATGGTTTAGTAATTAATTCAGATGGTAATATTTTTACTGATGCTGGTGCGCATACTCAGTATGTAGCAGCAACAGGATATGGTCCTGCTGACTTTATCGTAGGTAAAGGTGGTAGCCAATATAATACTGTTGATCCGTTTACTTCAGGACTTTCAGAGTTATTTCCTTTAGGCAGTAGATTACTTTATGGTAATACTGTTTATGCTTATGGTAGATTAGCAGCAACTGCTGTAACAGCAGGTAAATGTGTAACTCACGCTGCTTCAATAGCACATCACTTTGATTTAACTCCAACCGCAGGTGTCGCTGCTGGTGAAACTGCAATTTCAGTT